TTGCCAGCCGGTTCGGTAACGAAGCTCTTGAAGCCGCTGATCTGCTGTTCGAATTTGATGGATTCGGTCAGGCGTTCACCTTCCGCAAGCAAGGCTTTCATCTTGTCGCGGTTATCGGCGGTATCGTTCTTTTCGTCGGTTTCGATGGAGTCCGTGATAGCGGCAACTTCATCAATAAGCTCTGTGAGCCTTGTCTGTTTTTCGATAAGTTTCATCTCTTTTCTCCTAAAGTCGTAGGTTGTTAGTCCGCAGCTTTATCGCTCTTAGCGTGAGTTCGGAAAGTGGAGTGCTTATCGCGGCTCCGGCTTCGCCTGATTCAGTTTCAGCTTCAGCTTTAATTTCGGGTTCGGCGGGATTGCCGTCTTTGCCGTTATCTTCAGTGGCACAAATTGCTCCGAGATCGACGGCGGTTGAATGAATAAGGTCGATAAGTTTCTGATCGTTCGCCGCGTTCCGGCGTCCGGCTTTCACCTGTTCGCTGAACATAGCGAGTTGCGAAGCGATAACGCCGATAGGCAATCCGTCTAGATGCTTTGCGCCGTTTGCGACAGTCGCGGCATTGCAGCCCCAAAGGACATCGGACGTGTCGTAGATCTTGAGTTCGAGAAGTTCGCGGACTTCGCGGGTCTTCTCTGAATCGTGCGGATCGACCTCTGTTTTGGTTTGGGATTGGATCGTGTCGTACGCAAACGACATTTCGTTAATATCACCCGCGTCAATGGCCTGAAGTATCCAGTTAGCAAGCTCCACATCGTAATACTCGCGTTTAACGAGAAGCCCGCCGGTTGCTTCCGGGGCTTTTTGCAGGACTTCGGCGGGTAGTTCGTTCCGCGAGAGTTCACGCAGTTCAACGATGGAAGCGATCGGCGGATGCTGATACGAATGATTCCAAAGATGCTTGCACCGCTTCGCACCCTCAGAGAGCGTTTTAGAGAACGCACCGAGAACAATGCGATCACCAACGGCGTCGATATTCCCTGAAACAGCGGCAATTCCGGCACGAATACGCCCGGATGCCTCTGCTTTCAGATTCGTAAATGGCAGGGATTTATAATCTCGCTCCATATACAGCGAGATTAAGAGTTTTTAGAGGGTGTTATTTTTGAGCAATCGAGGATGTGATAAAATAGAAACAGCCCGAGACAGTGCTACTAACACCGGATCGGGCCTAACCAAATCAATTACTGTTTAGGAGTAACTTCAATGGCTTTCAATATCGTAAAGAATTGCCTTCAATGCGGCAAGACGTTTCATACAAATAGACCTCGTACCAAGTTTTGCAACTGGACGTGCTATCAAGAAAAACATAAATCACAGCCCGTTACTAAAATTTGCCCTCAGTGCGGCACTGAGTTTGAGCCAAAGCGGGAATCCGCGAATGCTAAACGTCGCATCACTTTTTGCAGCCAAAAATGCACTGGCAAAGCAAGAACGCAAATGCTTGCCTCTGCTGATTATGCGGATAGGTTTTGGTCAAAAGTTGAAAAGACTGAAGGTTGTTGGATATGGCGTGGATCGTTCAGGTCTCAAAAAATCCGCCGTGGAGCATTTTGGATTGCTGGGAAACGTCACGTTGCGTACAAAGTGCGCATACAGTTTAGCCAATAACATTCAAGATTTTGCGGGTTTATTCGTTTGCCATAAATGTAATAACCCTGAATGCGTCCGGCCTGACCATCTATACTTAGGCACACATCAGGACAATATGAATGATCGTAAAGCGGCTGGCAATTACCGCCGTAAGCCTAGACTACCGTGACTATGTGAAAACATCGACAGTTTTCCCCTCCGGCGCAATCCGGATTAGGAGCCGCGGGCAAATCCTCAGGATCAGCCGCCGTCATTCCGTCCGCTTCTTCGCACGGGCCGCACGTATTCTTGTCGAGAATGGCTGAGTATTCCGTCTCGCTAATCTGGTCGATATTGGCCTTGATTTCGTCATCGCGGCCCGTATTGATCGCGGCATTAACCACGCTTCCCGCCATTTTATCGATGTACTTTTCAGCCTGAGCAAGCAGGGTTTCGGATAGCTTTTCCGCAAGGTAATCGTTGAGAAGCTTCAGCGATAAATACTCATTGACCGCCCGGGCCGTGATCTCGTTGATAATGCGGGAAATCAGCCCGTCAGTGAGTTCGTCTAAGTAATCGAGATAATCACCCTCTGCCTTTTGAAACTCGATGAACTGATTTCCTTTCGAGTTCTGCTGTGCCGTGATCTCAGCGACAATCTGACCTCTGCCAGTCTGATACGCGGATTTGAGAGCATTGGCTATCTCTTTCCGGCGTTTTGGGTTTGGCGTGAGCGTGAGCGTGTGCGCGGTTTCGGTTGTGAGCTTGTCGAGCGTCGATACAGCCTGATCGATAAGCTCAACGCGGAATTTGGATAGAACCTTTATACATTTCTCTTTCTCCGATTCGTAATCACCGACAATTTTCTTGAAATCAATAAACACCTCAGCCCCGCGAGGTTCGCGGCCTAGCGTAATTCCGTCGATCTCAAAAGTTTTTTTTTCTGGAGCTTCGAACGTCTTTGGTTTCGTTTCGTCTTGCGTATTAGGGTCATTTACAGGATCATTCGGATTTGTGCCGGCTGCCACCTTTTCCACAGCATCCAACGCCCGATTCTCAGGCGAAAGAGCTACGAGCGTTTGCGGCTGCAGATAGTAATCTCCAGCGGGATCAGGCTTTCTGCCAGTCGCTTCGCGGAACTCATTCAGCGTCCAGCCACCAGCTTTGAAGTTATCCCTTGCCCGTTGATGTGCTTTTTCCACATCCTCTTGCAAATAAGCAACGTGCGAAATATCGAAACTTACGCGGATCTTTTCCGCCTGGATCGCGGTTAAGTCTTCGAACTCAGGCAGCACGAACCACGTTAGCCATTCCCTCAGCACAGCAAGTTCGTTCGATATTTTGTTATCCCAAAAGTCCTGAAGCCCTGCCTTAGCCGTCGCGTTGTTCGTCGTATGCAGCAAGCCAACATATGCACCGACAAGAATAGGCGGTACGCCGAATACAGAGCAGATACGCGACTCGAAACGGCCCGAAAGCGAATCGCTTGCGAGTTCGTCAAGGTTCGAGCCGATCTTTTGAAAGTCGGCGTTCTGATCGAGAACCGCAACGCCTTTTTGATTTGAACCGCCGCGGCCATATTTCTTTTTCCAGAGAGCGGCAATCTCCTCTTTCTTGGTGTCTTTGATCGTTGAGTTAAGAATTTTTAGGATGCCCGAGGGTGTTCCGTCGCTCTCAAAGAACGCGTCAACGTAATCGGTCAAGCCTAAGTCCGAATTGATAGACTTCAAGGCCGCCGATAATGGAGCATAGCCGTTGAACTGGTCGAGCAAATCAGACCGGCGCCGAATGAATAGATCCTCTTTCTTGAGCGGGATCCGCTTGCCGTTCGCTGCGAGATATTCGTAGTAAAGGATCTCCGTTCGCGATTGATCGTAGAACGGCACAACGCGATTGGGATTTAAGATCGTCATCGATACCGGAATCCCGGCCCCTGATCGCTCAATATGAGCATAGAACTTGCCAAGCCCTTGCTCCGATTGCACCATCATTTTGCGAACATCGCGGCCTGTTTGGTACGAGTTCGGACGCTTGAAAAGAGCCGGGAGCATATGCCCGTCTTTTCTTTCCCATTCGTTCTTGGCGTTCTTGACCTCGACAATGATCTCAGCGTCGTTCATCACATCAGCGATCTTGTTGATGCACGAAAATACCAGCTCATGCGAACGATAAGCCTTAAACGCTGATTCGTCGTTGTAACGGATGCGAGTATCAGTACGGGAAAGCCCTAGCAGATTCCAGGATGAAACGGCGGATTCGCTTTCAGGAGATAGATCGCTCCCTTTGCGAAGGTAGTTTTTGAGTTCGAGGAAAAATCCCATTTTAGAATGCTATTCCCACTGAATTATTGACCATCACGCCGTATCTAACGCAGTCGCCGGCATCGTCCCCGCCGTTTCCGCTTTCGTCCGTATCGACCTTTTTAACGTCTTCGGGCCTTGCGGGATCGTGTTCCAAAATTGGAAGCGTCTCGATTAATCGTACACAGTTCCGGCTGATCTTAAGTTTAGGCTCAATTCCTCTCTCAGTATCACCAAGCAGTTTCAGGATGCGAGCCCATCCGTTGATGCGGTCAGTGTTCGCCGGACGCAGGAAAATGCCCGCGTCTTCGTACTGATCCGCGATAGTTTCGGCGTTCTTTGCCCCGCGTTGAGCGAAAACGTCAGTACCGGCTACACAGGTCGAAAGATCGCTGAAATCCAGCCCGTGACGCTCTAATAGCGAATGGATCTGCTCCGCGTGGTACTCAATAGACTGCATCCGGTCAGAATGTTCGCCAATGACGTAGGTAACGCCGTCAGTTTTCATAAACAGGTGAAAAACCGTGTAGTGATTCCAGCCGTAATCGAGCGAACCCCAATATTCGGCAACATCTGCGTCGAGCTTCGGGATAGCTTCAGGCTCGAGCGTATGCACATCATGGCGGTACGTTGTGAAGTATTGACCGGCTGCAATATCCCAATCGCCAAAGCGGTACGCCTTGAGTTTCCAGCCCGTGTTTTCACTGAGATTCTTGATGTACTCTTTGTTGACAAAAACGTTATCGTCAACCGTTGCAAAGACAAACCGCGTATCGGTCTCGATGCCCGTTCTCGCGGGTTCAATGAATCGCTTCTTAAACCAAACGTGACCGACGCCGCCGGGGTTTGTTGTCGCGTAAATGCGGGGCCGCCAGTTCTTTTTTGATGTTCGGTTGGAATCTCTAAGGGCTTTGTACTTCGATTCGGTCAGTGTCGTAGCTTCTTCGATCGCTATCAGGTCGTACTCAAGCCCGAGATAATTGTCGATGTCAGATTCGTTGTTGAAATGACCGATCAGAATGCGCGAACCGTTCGGAAAATGGAGCGTTCCTGATTGCGTCTTAAATTCGTGAGGCGTGAATCTCAGAACCGCCCGCCTGAGATCGTCAAACTGCTCGCGGGCGTTCTTGCCGATCTTGCGTAAGTAAAGGCATTTCAGCCCGTCAATTCGTTGACAGTCATCTAACGCGGTCTGAGCAAAAAGCCCGTGCGACTTGCCCGGGCCTCTCGCTCCGCCGAATCCAACCTGAGTCGGCCCGTCTTCGGCATCTGCAGCACGGCAAGCCGCGTGAAATTGTAGCTGTTTAGGTTGCGGGCAATAGTCGCCCGACGCGAAGTTATCGAGGGCCTCAGGCGGCAAGCCTAGCTTTGTCGCATAGTCGAGCAACGCCCGCTCTGCTTTACTAAGGCTCATAGATCTTTTTGGCGGCTTCGGAGAATGTTCGGACGTTGGTAGTTAGTTCGCCCGCGAGTTCGAGTTTATCGGTAGGCTTCCCAAGCCCGCGATTGAGCAGAGAATCTAAGGCTTTGTTATCAGGTGATACGTCCGTAAAGAAGTAGTAAGAGCCCTCGATTTCGCCCGGGAGTCCGTCATGCTTATTGAGCAATGCGATGATCTCGTCAGGATCGCTTACGCGGGTATGAATGCGTTTAATTTTACCGTTTCCGTCATCCTCTTCATCAACACGGATAACCACCATCGAGCCAAGAGCGATTTGAGCCTGAGCGGTAAAGAGCTTGTTCGCGTTTTGCAGAATGAGTTGATTGAAAGCCTCTGCAACCGCCTTTTGTTCTAAGGTCTTTTTGCCGAGACTTCCACGCTTTCGCCCTGCATTTGGTCTTTTACCGCCCGCCATAAATGATTTATCTATCAAAAAATCAGAAAAACCGTGCCAATGTGACACGGTTTTAGTTTAGGCGATTGGGGATTGGGTTATTTACTCATCACTGCTGTAGTATTCCTGAAAATGCTCATTGCAGAGTTGAACATTCATTAAATTCTCAAATACTGCTTTTTGCTCGCAATCCTCCCAATGACAAACGCCATAAATCGGATCTTCGCCCGCGTGAATGTGCCAATCATCGAAATCACCGGCCCATCTTGTTCAACTTCCCATTTTACGGTCATAACGCTCTCACACGATCACCTCAGCCCCAAGAATATCCAAAGTCTCACCATTCGACAACGAAAGCCCCTCGTCGTTCAACCATTCCGGCGGGTTCGCTTTGTTCACCTCACTCAACGGCTGATGCCTGAAATGCGTAATTTCCGTATCGTTCGAAGCGTCGATTTTGAAATACGGATTGCATACACAGCCGTTGCCTTTGGTGTGTAGGTTTTGATGATCCGGCCCTTCGAATGCCGGGAATAGGTTAGTTTGTGCTGTTTGCATCTGTTTCTCCTTGTGATTGTTTCCACTCTTGGTAAAGGGTTATAGCGTCTTCGGCACTATACCCGCGACAGTAAAACGCTACATCGCTATCTATTTTCATACGAACCGAGCATTTCGATGATGTTAATCGCGAAGCTAACGCAGATAAGGCTTGAGCAATCTTAATGAGCAGAATCCCCGCTCCAACAAGCCCCAGTGTATTCATAATTGGGTCGTTAAAAAGTTCCATCTTAATCCGCCTCCGGTGATTTAACTCTATTCGATTTGATCGCGAACTGCGGCCGGCCTGAGCCTGGGACGAGCCGCGATACTTTATACAAAATCCCCTTGTCGATCAGGCTTTGCACCAGATCCTTTACAACCGTCCGATGCAACCGCGTGTCTTCTGAGATTTCCGTCTCAGTCGTTGCCCCGCTTCGCTCGATCGAATACAAAACCATCTCTTCTCGCTGTGTCGGAGTGGCGCGAATAAGCGAGCGAAATTCCTCTATCAGAAAATTGATCTTCGGCAACGCAAATCTTTCCTCAGCCGGTGACAGCGAACGCCGCACTTTGAGCAGTTTGTCGATAACAGCCTTGCCCGCGGCATCCTCAACGGGAACCGGTTCAGCGACTATCTCAAATAATGATGTTTGGGGCTCTGACATCTTCACTGCGAGCATAAGTTTATTTTAACTGAGAAACTTCGCGTGGATAACCAAAAGCCGGAAGCCGATCATGCAGACATTTTGCAGAACCCAGCCTTCAGCCGAACGAGCATTTAACCAGTCTTCAAGCTCGATCAGAACTCATAAATGCTTTAAGATCGGCCTCATCATCAATAATCGCTTCCCGAAGAAGTCTTTTGCAGTCTTGGCAGATCGCAATCTGCTGACAGTGGCAGGATTCACAAAATCCCCATAATTGTTTGCTCGTTTCACTCATAGTTTCCCTCCCGCGATTCGGTCATAGGTTTAGTTATCAAAATGATCGTGCG